GCCCCCCTTTTTCTCTCCCCGAGGCCCTGACCTGGGACTCTGTCGATTCGCAGGGGGCGGTGACGATTCGATGGGGCCCGACACGTCGATCTCCGACCGCCTCGCCGAGCGGATCCGGGACCTGCGCGGCCGCGTCGGCATGTCGCAGGAGGAGTTGGCCGCGGCCGCCCGGGAGGCGGGCGCCGGGGACTCGATGACCGGCACCGTCGTCGGCTTCATGGAGTCCGGCCGCCGGCGCGAAGGCCGCAGGACGCGGCTGTTCACGCTCGACGAGCTGCTGCCGCTCGCGGCCGCCCTCGAGGTGTCGCCGCTGGAGCTGCTCGGCTCCGACTCGGCGGAGCTGTTCGTCGGGGAGTCGTCGTCGGTGCGCGTCGAGTGCCCGTCGTGTCTGGCCTCGCCCGGCCCGGTCGAGACGGTCACCCGGGCGGACTTGGGCCAGTTGGGTGAGCTGTCGACGCTGGAGCCGACCCTGGTGGAAACCGCCTACCGGCTGGCGGCGGCGATCGACGAGGCGTCCGGTGAGGCGGCGAAGGCGCTACCGGCGCTGACCCGGGAGCTCCGGGCCACGGTGCAGGAGCTGTCCGCGGGCCGCCGGCGTAAGGCCGAGCCGGACGATGACGACTTCGGCGACCTCGACGAACCCGAATGACCCCGGCCGATCATGAGCTGCTGTACGAGCGCTATGGCCTGACGTGCCCGCCCCGGTGGGGCACGATGCGCAACTTCGACCGGCAGACGTACGGGCCGAAGGTCGCGAAGATCGCGAAGGCGCTGGGTACGCCGCTGATGCCGTGGCAGCGGTACGCGGTCGACGTCGGTCTTGAGATCGACCCGGAGACGGGTCTGCTGTTCTACCGGGGCGTGGACATCACCGTGCCGCGGCAGTCGGGCAAGACGTCGGTGGTGCTGCCGACGGCGGTGTGGCGGGCGATGTTCCGGCCCCGGCAGCGGATCGTGTACGGCGCCCAGTCGGGTGTCGCGGCCCGGGAGAAGTGGGAGGACGAGCACCTGCCGATGCTGGAGGCGGCCCGGCCGTTGAAGGGCCGGTGGCGGGCGCGGAAGGCGAACGGGCGCGAGGCGATCCTGTGGCGCAACGGGTCGATCCACGGCCTGCTCGCGTCGACGGAGAAGGCCGGCCACGGCAAGACCCTCGACTCGGCGTTCCTCGACGAGTACTTCGGCCAGGTCGACTACCGCAGCGACCAGGCGGTGGGCCCGGCGATGATCACCCGGGCGGATGCGCAGAAGTGGCGGCTGTCGACCGCCGGCACGTCGAAGTCGGTGCCGTTCAATGCGATGCGGGATCGGGGCCGCGCCGCCGTCGAGGACGGCCGGTCGTCGACGATCGCGTTCTTCGACTGGTGCGCCCTGCCGGGGATGCCGCGCGAGGACCCGGCGACGTGGCGGACCTGCATGCCGGCCCTGTGCCCGGCCCCGGTGCGCGGGGTGTGCCGGTGCTCGCGGGAGTGGCGGCACACGGTCACCGAGCGGGCCATCCAGGCGGAGTTGGAGACGTACGCCGACGAGCTTGAGGAGTTCGACCGGGCGTACCTGAACATCGCCCGGGACCTGAACGAGCTGGCCGGCGACCCGAACGTGCCGTCGCTGCAGGAGTGGGATCTCCTGGCCGACCTGGAGGCGCCGGGCGGCGACGTGATCGCCCTGGCGGTCGACTTCACCCCTGACCGCGGGTGGGCGTCGATCGTGGCCGTCGGGGACACGCCGGGCGGGCTGCCGCTGATGAAGGTCCTCGACCACGGCGCCGGTACGGGGTGGGTGATCGGCCGGATCCGGGCGCTGCACGAGCGGCTGAAGCCGGTGTGCTGGGTGGTCGACGACAAGTCGGCTGCGGGCACGCTGATCCTCCCGCTGGAGAAGGCCGGCATCCCGCGGATGCCGCCGGCGCACGACGATCCGCGGCAGGGCCCGCAGCGCGGCCAACTGTGGGTGCCGACGGTGCAGCAGCTCGGCGCGGCATGCGGCAGCTTCACGGACACCGTGCGGCAGGGCCAGGTGGTGCATCTCGCGCAGGAGGAGATGACCGTCGCCCTGGACGGGGCGAAGACCAGGCCGCTCGGCGACGGGGCGTGGGCGTGGGGTCGCAAGATCGCCTCCGCTGACATTTCGCCGCTGGTCGCCGCAACCCTGGCGCTGGCCGGGCTGGAGCGGTGGCGGCATCTGGCCGCGCCTCGCGGGGTGGCCGCGGTGAACACCGCCGCGCAGCAGACATCGAACCTGTGGCGCCCGACAGGGCGCTTGAACCTGTGAGGAGTCCCCGCATGGAGATCCGTATCGCCGTGCCCCGGCTCCCGTCCGGGCTCGCCGCGAACATCATCGGCCTGCTCGGCCTGCTCGGCATCGTGCTGGCGGTCGGCGGCCTCACCGGCAACTGGTGGTGGTCGGTGCTGACCGGCGGCCTGATCTCGGTGGGCCTGTCGTACGTCGCGCAGACGCACGCGGCGGCCGAGGTCGAGCCCGCGAAGCCCCGGCTCGTCGCGGCGGCGAAGAGCGCATGACGCACCGGAAGCCCGAACGGGATAACCCCTGGACGCTGGCCGGCCTCGCCGTGCTGGCTATGGCGGCTGCCGTGTTCGGGCTCTGGGCGTGGATGCAGATCCTGGACGGCCCGGCGCGATGAAGCCCTGGCTCGTACCTGCCCGCCGCATCGTCGAGGCGACCGCCGACCAGGTGGTCGCGACCGGCGGCGGCTACCTCGCAGGCGCCCGCGACCCGATCGACGGCGACGTCGGCTACCGGCGTGCCGGCACGGGCAGCCGGGAGGTGCCGTACTGGACGCGGGAACGGGCCCGGACGTACAGCGTCACCGCATACCGGTCCAACCCGATGGCCACCGCGATCATCGACACATACACGGCGTTCTGCGTCGGCGACTCCGGTGTGAAGTGGCAGGCCACCAACGCCGACGTGGCGGAGGTGGTCCGGGAGTTCTGGGACGACCCTATGGTCCGCCTCGGCGAAATCCAGGAGATCAGCCTCCGGTCGCAGCTACTGATGGGCGAGAAGCTCCTGGAGCTGATGGTCGGCGAGCAGTCCGGGGTGGTGCGGTTCGCGCCGCACGACCCGGAGTGCATCCGGGACGTGCTCTGCCGGTACGGCAACCCGATGTGGCCGGCCACGGTCGTCCTGCCGCCGCTGGACTCGGGCGGCGACGAGCGCCGCTGGGATGTCGTGCAGGTCGACGACACGACCGGGCTGCGTACCGGCAACTGCCTGTTCTGGGCGCCGTGGAAGACCCTGGACATCGACGTGCGGGGCATGCCGTTCCTGACCAGCGTGCTCGACGACCTCGACTCGTACGGCACCGTCCTGTCCAACTTGATCGACCGCACCGCGCTGGCCCGGTACATGGTGTGGGACGTCGAGGTGAAGGGCGGCCAGACCGAGGTCGACGCCTTCGTCGCCAACCGCGGTGGACTGCATGTCCCGCCGTCCGGTTCGGTCGAGGTGCACAACGACGCGATCACCTGGAAACCGCAGACGGTCTCGACGGGCGCGATGGAGGACGCCATCGCGAACAAGAGCGTGCTCACGAACATCGCGTCCGGTACCGGCCTGGCCCGGACCTGGCTCGCCGACCCGGAGGACGCCAACCGGGCCACGTCGCTGACGATGGCCGAGCCGGTGCGCCGCCGCGTCGGGTCGGTGCAGAAGGTCTGGCTCGCCGAGCAGAACGAGCTGGTGCGCTACATCGTCGACCGGGCGGTCGCGGCCAAGCGGCTCCCGGCGATGGTCGACGCGACCGACCCGCGTACCGGGGAGACCACACAGATCCGGGCCAGCCAGGCGGTCACCGTAACCGGCCCGGAGATCGCCGCGTCCGACTCGGCGCTCACCGCCCAGGTGCTGCTCAACCTGTCCACGGGCCTGGAAAGCATGGTGGCGGCCGGGATCCTGTCGAAGGAGGCCGCCGCCATCGCCGCCCGCAAGGCGTGGGAGGACTACGTCGGGGTGCCGTACACGGCGGACCTCGACAGCCCGGACGCGAACGTCGACGACGTGGCCACCGCGGTCGAGGACGCGGCCGTGCAGGAGGCCCGCGGCCGCCGCGGCGGCGGGAACGCCGGCCAGCTCAAGCAGTACTGGACCAAGGGTGAGGGCCTCGCGAAGTGGGCCGACAGCCCGCATCCGTGGACGGCCCTGCGCGACCAGCTCCTGAAGTACCTGTCGCCCGAGCGCGCCGATCAGACGGCGAGCCAGTGGTTCCACGACGTCTTCGGCTACTGGAGCGGCGACCGCAAGGGCACCAACCCAGTCGGACCGGGCTGAGAGAGGAAACGATGAGCGAGGAGATCGAGCGGTTCGCCGCCGCGATGGGCATGAAGCGAACCGAGGTCCTCGAGGTCGTGCCCGTCGATGATGGCCACGCGGTTCGCACCCACGACGGTCAGTGGACGCTGGTGCGTGACGACGGCACCCTGCGGCCCGGCTTGGGATCGGTGCCCCTGGTCGACGCCGAGGAGGCGACCGCGGCGATGCTGCGGGGCTTCCGGGGCGAGCCTGAGCCCGAGCTGGCGTCCGGCGGCGTCGTCACGGGCAACCCGGTCGTCGTCGGTGAGCGGGGACCCGAAGAGATCGTCGTTCCCGACGCGAAGGTCGTGTCGAAGCGCCGGAGCCGGTCGTGACCGACGAGGCCGACGAGCTGCCGGAGCTGCTCACCGAGGCGTTCGGCGACGTCGACACCGACGAGGCGGGCGAGGCCGAGGCGACCGAGGCCCTCGAATCCTGGTACGCCGACGACGTCGAGGAGACAGCCGAGTCGGTCTGGGACGAGACCAAGCACACCCGGGCTCCGGCCGGCGCGGCGGGCGGCGGCCAGTTCGCGGCGGGCGGCGGGGGCTCGTCGGCGGCCGGGAAGGGCAACGCTCCGGCGAAGAAGCGGCGCATCGGCGGCGAGTCCCTGTCGTACGACGCGAAGAGCGGACGGGGCGCCGGGTACGGCCGCAAGGGCGGCGACCCGCGGGTACGGAAGCTGCAGACGGCGCTGAACCGGCTCGGCCTGACCGACGCCGACGGCCGGCGCCTGGTCGTCGACGGCAAGCTCGGCCCGCGCACCACCGCGGCGATCAAGGCCGCCCAGCGCAAGCTCGGCCTGCCCGCGGACGGGAAGGTCACCCCGCAGGTGCTGGCCAAGCTCGTGGCCGCGAAGTCGTTGACCAAGACGGCCAAGACGGCCGCGGCGAAACCGGCCGCGAAGAAGGCCGTGAAGCCCAAGCCGCAGGCGCGCACCACCTCGACCACGACGACGTCGGGCGGCCGGCGCGTCACCGTGACCCAGCGCCGGGAGGCCGACATGCAGCAGCCCGAAGGCACCGAAGAGACCATCGACCGCATCGGCGGCCGGGTCCTCGAGGCGGCCGGTACCGCGCCGGACGGCGGGCGGGTCTTCCGCGTGCGGATCATCTCGGCCGGCGACTCGAAGAACGGCCGCCGCTACCCGGCGCGGGTGCTGCAGGAGTCGGCGACGCTGTACGAGGGCGCGAAGGCCTACGACCACCACCGCAGCGCCGCCGAGCTGCAGTCGTCGACGATCGCCGGGCTGGTCGGCTACTACCGCAACGTCGAGGCGACCGATCAGGGACTCGACGGGGATCTGTGCCTGCTGCCCGGCGCCACGCACACCGCCGAAGCGCTCGACGCGTCCGTCGCCGCCCAGGCGGCCGGCCTGCCGGAGCTGGTCGGCATCTCCCACGACGCGCTGACCTACACCCGGCCCATCCAGGTCGGCCGGCGCCGGCTGCAGGAGGCCGTGGCCATCGCCAAAGTCCACTCCGCTGACGTGGTCGCCGACCCCGCCGCCGGAGGTAAGGCCGTCCGCGTCCTCGCGGGTGGCATCGAGACCGACCCGGAGACCGACTCCGGTGAGAGCTACGAGGAGGAAGACGTGACCGTCACGTCCGAGGCCGTGCTCGCCGCGCTCCAGACCGCAACGCCCGAGCAGCTCGCCGCGGTCGGTCTGAGCAAGGCGGCCCCGGCCGACACCAGCACCGAGGAGACCGCAGTGGAGCCCACGACCACGACCGAGGCCGTGACCGGCGTCGAGAAGGCGAGCTTCCTGGGCTCGCTGATGATCCGTGAGAAGGTGACCGCGGCCGGCCTGCCCGATCGGGTCGCCGAGAGCGTGCGGGAGGCGCTGCCGGACCGCATCACCGAGTCCGCGGTGGACGCCCACATCGCCAGCCTCAAGGCGGCCATGGGGCTCATCGAGCGCGACAACCTCGTACCGACCGCGACCGCCCAGGTGACCAAGGAATCCCGGGACAAGGTCGTCGAGGGTCTCGACAAGGCCCTGTCCGGGGACTATTCGGTGTTCCGGTCCTTCAAGCAGGCGCACACCGCGTTCACCGGCTACCGGCCGCGCGCGTGGGGTGAGGACGAGAACCGTCACGTGCTGCGCGAGTCCGTGGGCGGCTTCTACGACTCGGCGACGCGCACGTCGGAGTCGCTGTCGACCAGCTCGTGGGCCGAGGTCCTCGGCGACTCGATCACCCGGCGGATGGTCGCCGACTACAACCAGCCGTCGCTGCAGTCGTGGCGGCAGGTGGTTTCGGACATCGTCCCGGTCAACGACTTCCGCACCCAGCGCCGGACCCGGGTCGGCGGCTACGGCACCCTGCCGGTGGTCGCCCAGGGCGCCCCGTACCAGCCGCTGACCTCGCCCACGGACGAGGAGGCCACGTACGCGATCGAGAAGAAGGGCGGGACGGAAGACCTCACCCTGGAGACGATCGCGAACGACGACCTCAACGCGGTCCGGAAGATCCCCCAGCGCCTCGGCCTCGCCGCAGCGCGGACCCTGCACAACTTCGTGTGGGACTTCTTCAGCACCAACCCGACGATCTACGACTCGGTGGCCCTGTTCCACGCGACCCACGCCAACACCACGGCCGTCGCGCTCAGCCAGAGCAACGTGTCGTCGCTGCGGCAGAAGATGCGCGACCAGACCGGCTACGGCGACACCAGCAACATCCTGTCCCTGGTCCCGCGTTTCCTGATCGTGCCGAACGAGCTGGAGGAGCTCGGCTTCCAGATCGTCACCAGCGCGGTGGCGATCCCGTCGACCCCGGCCGGCCCGTCGGACACCCCGAACCTGCACCGCGGCACCGAGCTGATCGTCGTCGACTACTTCACCGACGCCAACGACTGGTTCATGACCGCCGACCCGAACCTCTGCCCGACCATCGAGATCGGCTTCTACCAGGGCCGGCAGGAACCCGAACTGTTCACCCAGTCCGACTCGAACGTCGGCAGCGTCTTCAACGCGGACGTGATCACCTACAAGATCCGCCACACCTACAAGGGTGCGGTCATCGAGTACCGCGGCTTCCAGCGCGGCACGCAGTAATCCCAGCTCAACCCTCCTAGGGCCCCGTCATCCGGCGGGGCCCCCGTCATCCCCAGATGAAGGAGAAACCGCATGCTGCTCAAGGAGCTGCGCGGCAACTTCCCGATCGCGATCGCCGTGCCCCAGGTGGCGGCGGGCGCGGCCGGCGGCGGCGCGTTCACGCTGCCCAACAACTTCCAGATCGTCTCGGCGACGATGGTGTGGGGTGCGGCGATCACCGGCACCGCCACCAACTTCTTCACCCTGAGCATGTTCAACCGAGGCGCGGCCGGCGCCGGAACCGTGCAGTGGGGTACGGCGATCCCCTACTCCAACGGCACCAACGCGGCCAAGGCCACCCCGGTGACCGTCACCCTGTCGTCGACCGCCTCGGACCTGCAGGCGGCGTCCGGTGACGTGCTCTCCGTCGAGATCACCACCACCGGCACGGGCCTGCTCGCCCCGGGCGGCACCCTGATGCTGACGGGCCGCTGGCGGTGACCGCTCAGGCCCGGCCGATCAACGTCACGGCGACGGGCACGGTCTACAGCGGGCCGTGCACGTACCGGGGCCTGTCGATCGGGTCGACGGCCGGCGCCACCGTCGTGGTGTACGACAACATCTCGGCGGCCGGCACCGTGCTGGCCAGCTTCACCCTCGCGGCGAACGGCTTCCAGCACATCGACGTGGCCGACGGCGTCCGGTGCGAACTCGGCATCCATCTGACCGCCACCGCCGCGGTGCAGGGGCACGTGAGGACCGGCTGAGATGACCACGCTGACCCGCATCCAGAAGAACACCGCGGGGACGCTGGCGCACACCTTCACGCTGGACGAGGCGCCGACCGACAGCTCCACCACGGTGACGTACACCGTCGTGGACGCGGCCGGCGCCTCGGTCGCCTCCGGCAACGCCACCAGCGCCGGGCCGGGCACCGGCACGTACACGTTCGTCCTGCCCGCCCAGGCCGCGCTCAAAGCGCTCACGACCACCTGGACCGGCACGGTCGGCGGCTCGTCGACGACACAGCAGACGTTCGCCGAGATCGTCGGCGGATTCTTCTTCACCCTGCAGCAGGGCCGCGACTCCGACGAGAGCCTCGACGACGTCCAGCGGTACCCGCTCGCGGACCTCGCCGCCGGGCGCCTCGAGGTGGAGGTCGAGTGCGAGAACATCTGCGACCTCGCGTTCGTCCCGAGGTACGCGCGGGTGGTGCTCGACGGCACCGGCACCAGCGACCTGCTGCTGCAGCACCCGGACAAGCAGTTCCGCTCGGTCGCCGAGGTCCGCACCGTCCGGTCGGTCACCATGGCCGACAGTCCGGACGGCACGTTCACCGCGTTCACCGCGGGCCAGCTCGCGGACCTGGCTGCGGCGGCCGACGGGACGTTGGTGCGCACCGGCGGTGACGTGTTCACCGAAGGCCGCCGCAACGTCATCGTCGAGTACGAGTACGGCCTCGACCGGCCGCCGGCCGACCTGGTCCGGGAATCGAAGATCCGGCTCCGGACGGTCCTGAACTCGAACAAGTCCGGCATCCCCGACCGGGCGTCGAGCTTCACGGTGGCCGAGGGCGGCACGTTCCGCCTCGACATGCCGGGCCCGTTCAGGACCGGCATCCCGACTGTGGACGCCGCGTACGGCCGGTACTCCCGGCGTTCCACCGGCACTGGACCGAACGCCCGGCAGGTACCGGCGTCTCGGACGCTGACCTACCGCCCGCAGGCCGGCAGCCTGTTCCACGGCTGGCCACCCCGGTGAGCGTCGCGTCGACCGCGAAAGCGTCCCTGGTCGGCGCCTCCGGCGTGCTGGCCGGGCTGCTGCCGGGCGTGGTCGTCGGCTACTCGCCGTCGAAGAACAGCCCGCGTGAAGAGGTCTACGCCGGGGACGTGGCCGGGCCGGTGACGCTGCAGGCGTTCGCCGGGGGTGGCCGGGTGCGGCGCTCCGAGGAGCTGTCCTTCCCGCTGGTGATCCGGGTCTACAAGCCGGGCCAGGAAACCACCGAGACCGCCGAGGCCCGCGCGGACGAGATCGGCGACGTGATCGGCGACTACATCGCCGCGAACTGGACCCTCGGCGACCTCGCCGAGCTGAAGAAGGCCACCGTCGCGGCCGTCGCCCTGGCCGGCTGGATCGACGACGACGGCGCCGGCGCCGTGCTGACCCTGACCGTCGAACTGATGTCCTACCGGACCTGAAAGGCAGCACCGTGGACCTGCTCAAGATGTGCGAGAACAACGACGGCAAGCCGGCGATCGGGACCGGCAAGCGGCCGATCAAGTACTGCCGGGCCTGCTACGTCGCCGCCTACGGCGACCAGTTCCAGGCGTTCGAGGTCGTCATCCCGCACCGCGACCTCGGCGTTGACCAAGAGGAACTGGCCATCGCCTGCGCGAAGACTGGCGAGGACATCCCGTCCGGCACGGTGTGGCTCGACCCGGTCGAGACTCACATCCCGGCACTGCTCTACACCGGCTTCATCAAGCCGCTTCCGGCTGTAGCGGTGAAGGCGCCGAAGACCACCGAGGCCTGACGTGGGCAGCCAGGCCGCGCTCGCGGTCACCACCTGGTTCGGCGGCTACGACATGACCGGCGACGGCAACAACACGGTGCTGAACCTGTCGTACGACGCCCTGGACGCCACCGTGTACGGGTGCACCGCCCGCGTCCGGGCGGCAGGGTTGGAGGACTGCCAGCTCGACGAGGCCGGTTTCTGGCAGTCAGGTGCTGCTGGCGCCGCGGTCGACCCGGTGGCGTTCACCGCCCTCGGCGGCGCATCCCAGGTGATCACCAACTCGTTCGACGGCCTGGAAACGTCGGCGGCCTACTTCTACCGGGCGAAGCAGGCGTCGTACGAGCCGTTCGGCCCGGTCGGTGAGCTGATCCCGTTTCGGCTGACCGCGCAGTCCGCCCGCGGCACCGGCCTGGCGTCAGTCGCTGCGGTGCGCGGGAAGGTCCTCAAGACCAAGGCGGTCGTCTCGGCGACCGGGGCGACCGGCACCGCGCAGCAGCTGGGTGCGGTCGGCGCCAGCCAGTACCTGTACGCCGCGTTCCACGAGTTCGCCGTCGGCACCACCATCACCGGCGTCATCGAGTCGAACGTCGACAACACGTTCGGCGCGCCGACCACCCGGATCACGTTCGGGCCGATCACCACCGTCGGCGGGACCTGGGGCACCCGGGTCGCCGGGCCGATCACCGACACCTGGTGGCGGCTACGGATCACGGCCATCACCGGCAGCCACACCATCGCCTGCGTCGCAGGCTTCAAATAGGAGGGGCCAGATGGGCGCCCAGGCACTACTCAACTGCCGGTTGGAGATCAACGCGGTGGTCATGTCCGGCTTCGGCCGCTCCGTCACCCTGCCGATGGAGTACGAGGCCCTCGAAGACACCGCGTTCGGCGATACCGCCCGGTCCCGCGTGTTCGGCCTGCAAGACTCGACGATCGCGTTGGAGTTCAACCAGGACTGGGCCGCCAGCGCGACCGACATCACCCTGTACACCGCGTACGCCACGAAGGCGCCCGTGGTGGTCAAGGTCCGGCCGGACGCCGGCACGATCACCGCGACCAATCCGGAGTACGTCGGCTCCTACCTGCCGAACCAGCACCAGCCGTTCGGCAACGGCGTCGGCGAGCTGGCCACCGTCAGCATCTCGTGGCCGCTGTCCGACTCCGACGGCATCGCCCGCAACACGACGTGATCGATCCGCGGATCGCGGGCATCGACAACCTGCGCAAGCTGTCCGCGCACATCCGGGCCGAGGGCGCCAAGGGCCTCGGCAAGGAACTGGCGAAAGCCCTGGAGAAGGCCCTCGACCCGCTGGAGAAGGAGATCGCCGCCGAGGCCGAGCGGTCGATGCCCTCCGGGTACGGGCCGACGCTGGCCCGCAGCATCCGCCACCGGCGTACCCGCCGGGCGTCGGCCCGGGAGGCGTCGGTGCGGCTGGCCACCCACGCCGTCGGCAAGCGGGAACGCCGCGACCTGCCCGCACTGAACATCGGCGTCCTGCGCCACCCGGTGTTCGGCCGCCGCAAGACGTGGGTGGCGCAGCAGATCCGGCCGGCCTTCTACACGCGGGCGCTGGACAACGCCGCCGACCTCGCCGAGCGCCAGGTGCTGGTGGTGCTCGCCGACCTCGCCGACCGACTCGCCGAATGACGAAAGGCTGACATGCGCCTGAAGCGCCTGCAGTTCCGCTTCAACGACCCGGACGACATCGCCGCGTTCGGCGATGGATGGTGGCTCTGGGATGAGCCCACCGTGGCGCGCCTGCGTGGCCGCGAGCTGATCGAACTGGAAGAGCTGATCGACCAACCGGTCATCAAGGTCGTTCGGGGGCTGCGTGAGGAAAACACCCTCTTGACCATGGCCGCGATGTGGATTGCCGTGCACCGCGGCGGCCACGAAGTGCTGTGGAAGGACTTCAACCCGGTCGTCAACAGCACGATTTGGGAAGAGGCGCCGGAGGTCCCTTTGGACTCTGGCGCGGCGGAGACGCCGGAGCC